CACCCAAGATCACGCGGCGGCCGCGGTGGTAGTAGGCCCCACCAAACGCGGCGGCACCCCGCAAAACCCAAAGGGGTGCCCAGTGTTCGCCTGGAAGGGCGAGAGCCTACCCGAGTACTGGTGGTGCACGCTCCAAGCGCTGATTTGGCCCGACGGCAAGGGCCCCGACCTCATCGTGGACGACGGCGGCGACGCCACGCTCCTCATCCACAAAGGTGTGGAGCTCGAGCGCGCCGACATCGTGCCCAACCCTGCGAGCACCACCAACCACGAGCTTCAGATCGTGATGCAGCTCTTGGCCGATGTGCGCAAGGTGGCAGGCGGCTCGTTCTGGCAGGGGATCGCCGCGAAGGTCCGTGGGGTGTCCGAGGAGACCACCACGGGTGTGCACCGGCTCTATCAGATGGTGGAGGCCGGGACGCTGCTGTTTCCGGCCATCAACGTCAACGACTCGGTCACCAAGAGCAAATTCGATAACATTTACGGCTGTCGGCACTCCTTGGTGGACGCCCTCTTCCGCGCCACCGACGTTCTCCTGTCGGGCAAACGCGCTTTGGTGATGGGCTACGGCGACGTGGGCAAGGGCTCCGCGCAGTCGCTGCAAGGGCAAAACGCCAAGGTGTCGATCGCCGAGGTCGATCCGATCTGTGCCCTGCAGGCCTGCATGGCCGGGCTCGACGTGGTCACCGTGGAGCAGGCGCTGCCCACCTTCGACATCTATGTCACCGCCACGGGATGCAAAGATGTCATCCGGGTGGAGCACATGGAGCGGATGAAACACAACGCGATCGTGTGCAATATCGGGCACTTCGACAACGAGATCGATATGGCCGGGCTCGAGGAGTACCGCGCCAAGGGCCTCGTGGAGAAGGTGGAGATCAAGCCGCAGGTCCACGAGTGGCGCTTCCGCGACACCACTCATGGCCCCGGCGGCAAGGGCCACTCGGTCATCATTTTGGCGGAGGGCCGGCTGGTGAACCTCGGCTGCGCCACGGGTCACCCGAGCCTCGTGATGTCGGCGTCGTTCACCAACCAGGTGCTGGCGCAGCTCGAGCTTCAGGCCAACGCAGAGAGCTACGGCAAGTCCGTGGTCACGCTGCCCAAACACCTCGACGAGATGGTGGCCCGTCTGCACCTCGACAAGTTCGGCGCCACGCTCACCGAGCTTAGCGCCGACCAAGCCGAGTACCTCGGCGTGCCCACCTCGGGCCCCTTCAAGCCGGAGTACTACCGCTACTAGCTACTGGTGCGCGATAGCACAAAGCATCTGGGCACGTCCGCCGTGACAAGGACGCGAAACCAGCGGCTAGCGCGCAGCGGTTGTGTCACGCCCCTTCCCGCATCCTCGCCCGCCTTCCGCCTCACCCACACAAACACAAAAAAACATCTAAACACAAAAAACGTGTTGACACTCCGCCCGACTCCTTCTATAGTGCATTCATCCACGGCACAGAGCGGTGGGCCCGAGCCGGCGGCAACCGGCCCCTGACCCCGAGGTCATCCGATGTTTGAAGTCACCTTCCTCATCCCCACCTACAGCAACGAGGGCGAGGCGTTCGACGCCCCCACCTTCACTTCCTTCGAGGCCAAGGCCGTGTCGCTCTTCGGCGGCCTGTCCCGTCTCGAGGGCCTTGCCCGCGGCCAGTGGATGGACGCCGGCCGCCTCTACGAAGACGCCTCGCGCGTCTACGTGGTGGCGGTGGCCTCCATCACCGACGGCGCCAAGGTGGCGGAGCTGGTCTCCTTCGTGAAGGAGACCTTCCGCCAGGAGGCGGTCTTCCTCCGCTACCTTGGGGTGGCTGAGATTCTCTAACCGACCGGCCCCCGAAAGGGGGCCCCTGCCTTGGAGGGCGCCATGGAATGGAAGTGGAAGACGCTAGCGGGACACGTGCTCACCTACCCGGCCCCCACCGGCGAGCTCGCCGAGCTGATGCAGTGGGCAGAGCTCGCGGTGGCAGACCCGGCCATCACCGAGCCGATGATGGCGGAGCGCATCTACGGGGCGGCCAACCCGCTCCTTGACCACGCGATGATGCCGGGCCGCTCGATGGTGACAGCAGAGACCCTTCGGCGGCCTGAGTGGTACGTGCTGCAAGACATGCTCGCTCGCAAGGACGTGGCCACCGGGCGAATCGTCCTCGAGGACGTGGAGGCGCGCTACACCATGCCGCTGGTGGAGGCTGCTCGCTCCCTCGGGGTGCACGAGTCCGCGCTTCGGCAGCTCGTGCAGCGCTTCCGGGTGCCGGCCTGGAAGAAGGCCGGCTCGTGGCACTTCGACCCGCGCACGCTGCGCGCCAGTGTGAACCCATGATTGCCGTGCGATTCGGCAGCGTTCCCGGACGCTCGTTCCGCATGAAGGTGCCGGAGCTCCTCGACGTGGTCCGCGTTGAAGGCAGCATCAAGTCCGGGCGCGTCGAGAGCTGGAAGCGCGCCGGCTTCTTCGTCGGCCACGAGGGCGAGTACAGCTTCTTCGTGGTCGAGCCTGCGGAGGAGGATGGCGTGGTGCGCTGCGGGCCCCTCGAGGCGCGCGGCAGGTTTCGCATTGTCGAGCGCTATCGCAAGAGGGGCGAGTCCCACGCCGCCTGGGCCGCTTTCGTGCCGGAGTAGCACCATGCAGAGCCACCTCACAGTCATCCACGACCTGGCAACGGCGGTCACCCGCTTCTACACCGACCCCAGCCACCCCGACGTGGCGGCCCTCGCCATCGCGGAGCGCTACGTGGACGGAGACGCGGTGGAGGAGTTCACCGCCGATGGCCTGGCGCATCGGTGGACGAAGGGGCCCGCCGGCGGCCCACCTAGCACCGCAGCAGGCAAGACCCAATGGGCCCGCGGCGCCACCACCGCTCCCCCTTCCCGTGCGCAAGTCCTCGACTTCGCGGATGCCGTCGCCCTCACGCGCCGCACCCGTGCGCTGTACCGCGGCGAGCGGGCGGAGTACGACCGGCTCGATGCCATCGCGGCGCCGGATGTGTGGGATGCGAAGCTGGGGCGGTGGGTGTGGACGGCGCGGAAGGTCGAGCTATGCGAGGCCTACGCTCGCGAGATTGGCTGTCCTGCGGGGGGTGCGGCCGAGCTCCATGGCGGTGCGGTAGGCGTCCTCGGCGCTCATGCTGCGCTCGAGGCGCAGCCAGGCGTACAAGATGGGGATAGCCCCATCGGCATGGTCAGTGTAGGTGTGTGCCCAGATACCGGGCCGGCGGGGGGTGCCGCCGATGCGGTTGAGTGCGAAGGCCTTGGCGGCCTTGTCAAGCCCTCGCCACTCGCGGGGGATGCCCACGGGACCCTCGGGCATGGTGAGCCACTCGAGCAGGATAGTCCCTGCCTCGAGCATCCGCGGGGGCAGCATGCGGTAGCCCTTGAGCCCGTCGCGCCCTGCATCCGACCAGCCCGCGGGGGTGATGGTCGGCAGCTCTGCCTCAATTTGGGTCCGGGCCTCGGGGTAGTAGGGACTGACATACTCGATGCCGACCGACGGGCCGTTCTGCCCGGCCGCATGCGCTAGCCTCGTCCACAGCAGGTCCGCGTGCTGGGTCACCCGGACACCCTCACTCGGACACACCTCCTCTGTCACCATCAGATGTACGCCCAGCCCGCGGCGAGCCAGGACTTCCTGGGTGCTCCGCCATGTGCTCGTGACGCTCTCATGGCCCACCGCCATGTTGACCGCCCTGCCCCTCCGGTCATCGCCAGGGAGGCGACGAACGCCCGGCCCAGGAGCGTGCCAGTTGCGCACACTGATTCCTGGCGGAGCTGGGTATGGGTAACCGCCCACGATGATGTGGTCACGGTGGCGGGCCATCAGGTGGTGGTACGAGCTGTTGCCAAACCACCCATCGGGCTCCGTGTGGATCTGGTCCTGCCACTTGGCGAAGCCGTCCGCGTCGTCCCAGCCCTTGAGCTCGAACGGACAAAGCCCGGGAGTCCACCCCAGGCGCGCCGCCGAGTCCCTGTTGAAGCGGCCTAGGGCCGTCTGCGGTGGGCCATAGGTGGCGTCGAGCGCGGCCTTGGCCTGTTGCAGGCTCTTGTGGGCGAGGCGTGGCGCGCGGAGCTGGGTCCACCACGCGGTGAGGCTGGCGGCGATGCTCATGGCTGGACCGCCAGACACTCGACCATCCCCGCCGAGGTGCAGGGCAGCGCGACGCCCGCGATGCACTGGCGCCACGCCGTCCACTCCCTGGTCTCCACGTCGAGCGCCGGCCACGGGCAGGCTACGAGCGCCGCGACGCTGCACGATTCAGCCACTTTCTCAGCGCACGCTTCCCGCGCTTGGCCGGCGGGTGTGGTGGCGCATCCTCCGCCGGCGACGGCGAGCACAAGGGTCGCGATGAGGAGGAGGGCGATGATAGCTTCGAGGACTCTATCTGTCGCCGTCTTCGCCGGGAGGTCGCCGCCTCGAGCTCCGAGGCCTCCTCCTGCGCCCGCAGCCAGGCGCGAGCCCACCGGCCCAGTGGCTTGATGAGCCGCACGAGCGTGGCGATGACTGCGGTGACCAGCGTGATAATCCAAGGTTCGAGCGTGTCCATTCATGGTGTCCCCAGGTGTTGCGTGGAGGCGCAGAGAAAGGCGCTCGAGGCGCCAATGGAGTCGCAGCGGATGTGCAAGGCGGCGCCGCCTGGGGCGCCGGTGACGGCGGTCTCGCCTGGGGCCAGCGCGACCCACCCGGACCAGAGCCCGTGGGCGAGCTGCACCCACACACCAGGCGCGGCGAGCTGACCGACGGCTATGGACCAGTCACCGCCCGCGGGACCCCACACGCCTACCGGCCAGTTGCCACAGACCTGGCAGGCGTTTTCCCCGGCGCAGGCGTTGATGGCGATGACCACGAAGACCACGTCCGCCACCGTGGAGATCCCGTCGCCGTTGAGGTCGAGCGTGGGCTCGTCCTCGAGGACGGCTTGCACGGCGGCGACGGCGTCGGCCACGGTGACGGTGCAGTCGCCGTTGAGGTCGGCCAGTAGGCACATGGTGAAGGCGATGGCGGCGCTCATGGCGTGGTGTCCATGCCGCGGATGGCGAAGGCGGTCATCGTCGTATCGGAGCCGGCGTCCTGGTCGCCCAGGAGGACGATTTGGGTGGCCGTCGCGAGCGAGGACATCGCCTCCACATAGACGGTGCTACTCGCCACGCTCGTGGAGAGTGTGGTCTTGGTGGCGGTGCGGAAGAAGAAACCGGACGAGACATCCGAGATGTAGACGTTGAGCTGGCACTGGAACGCCTGGCCACCGACCGGCGTGGAGAGGCCAGTGGCAGCGGAGCCCGTGATGTAGAAGACGGGACTGTCCGATACGTCCCGGAATTGCCAGCGGAGGTCCACCAAGCGCGAGCTCGCGTTCGAGATCGTGAGCAGGTCCGCCACCAGGTGCGCGCTCGAGCCTGCGGCCATCCAGCCCGAGGGCAGGGGCCAGCGGGCCAGGACCACGCCAGATGTGTTGAGCGTCTCGAGGCCTTCGGTGGTGCCAGCGGTCCAGGATGCGCCACCCCCGCCACTCGCCGCCGTCCACGAGTTTGTCCCGCTGCTACGAGTAAGCTGGTAGACGCCGTCCGAGCCGGGGCTGTCGGCGAGGCCCACGTCGGAGCCGTCGATGGTGCCGTCCACCCACGCCGTGCCGTTGTACTTGATGACCTCGCCGGTGGCGGCGGCGGTGATGGTCACGTCGGAGAGGTCATTGATGGCCCCGGCTCCGCCCACCTCCACCCAGGTCCCAGGCGAGCCGGCCACGGTGCACACGCACACGGTGCCGTCGGTGCCGATGGCGAGGGTCTGTACGAGCCAGCTCCCGGTGCTGGGGCAGCCGGTGCCAGCGTGGGCCGCCACCGGGAGGGCGCTCGAGGTGCCGCACACCCCACCACCCCAGAAGACGACGGTGTCGGCGTGGGCCACGAGCGGGAGACAGAACGCGAGCAGGAGCGCGAGCAGTCGGGACATAGCGACCTCAGTTGTGGAAGGTGCACCAGGTGTTGACGGTGTCGCCGCCGGCGTTGGCGACGCTGAAGCGGAGCTGGTGGAAGTAGCCCACCACGCGCACCTGATGCGGCGCGCTCGGGGTGACCGTGCCGCCCATGGCGGACTCGGACACCCAGGGGCACGCGGCGCAGGCCTTCGACTCGACCGTCACCGCGTGACTCCCACCGTCGTCCACCGTCACCACGCACAGCGCGGCCCGGTACTGCGGGCCAGGCGTGGCGGTGCCGGTCGCCGGGTTGGCGGTGCTGGCGGAGATGACGGCGATTCCGGGCTGCACTTGCGCCATGGCGACGCAGGCGAAGACGAAGGCAGAGACGAGGGCGATGAGGGTGCGCAGCATGGGTCCTCCGTGTCGGAGGCACTGTCACGCGGTGCCGGGGCTCGGAGCCACGGATATGCTGGCGACGAGCTCGGCCGAGGGGCTACGGTGGCTAAAGAAAAGGCCGGCGAGGTGGCGCTGGCTAAACCCCGATTCGGGAGATGCGATGAGCAGCGACGGACCCGTCTCGCTCTATGTGGACACCACCGGCTTCCTGCGGGGGATGTCGGTGGCGGACAAGCAAGTGAAGTTCGCCGCTTCCAAGGCGCTCATCCAGCTCCAGAACGCGAGCGTGGAGAAGCTCAGAGACGAGCTCGGGGACCATTTCCGCCTCCGCGGAAACAAGGCGAACTCTTGGCCCAAGAAGGGCATCCGCGCTGGCAAGACGAGCAAGTATAGCCTGAAGGTCGAAGTGGGCTCCCGCGACGAGTTCATGCAGCGCCAGGCCACCGGCGGGGTCAAGAAGCCCAGGCCAGGCAGCCGCGCCATCGTCGTGTCACCACCCGGCGGCGCGCGTCGGTCGCCCACCACCATGCTCGGGCCCCGATGGTGGCCGAAGGCGCTCTTGAAGCGTGAGAAGGGCAACCCCTTCTTCTTCGCGCCCATCGGCCCCCTCGGGGCAGTGGCCCGGCGGAAGCCTGGGCGAAAGGGCATTGAAGAGTGGGAGATCGGCAAGCGGGTGAAGGGCGAGCGCCCGCGGCTGAAGATTATGTACTTCTTCCACGCCACAGTCCGGGTGCCAAGGAGATGGCCTTTCCAGCGCACAGTGGAGAGTGTGGTGGGGGACGGCTGGCCGGAGGCCTTCGCGGAGGCCTACGCCTACGCGATTGCCACCGCTATCCGCGACGAGAAGGGCAGGATGAAGATAGACGGCTCCATCGTCAAATGAATCGTCAAATGATGACCAGCGCCACGCCAAAGCCCTGCTCGGCGGTCCACGGCGCCACGATCTCCATCACCTGAAGCCAGGAGTCCGAGCGTTCCCTGGTGCCGATGCCGCCATCTCCAGCAGCCACGAAGCACCCCGGCGTCACGCTTCGGTCTACCCGCACGCGCACCTGGCCTCGCAGGGCCACCACCGTCCACTCCGCAGGCCGCTGGCGGCGCCCGATATAGGGGCGCGTGGGGTCGTAGTGGGGAGACTCCACCGGGGTCATCTTCGTGTATCGCTGGGCCGACTTCGGAGGCTTGCGGGCCGATGCCAGCGGGCCGTCGTAGACGATGGCCCCCGTTCGGTCGCGCCACCTCACCCACTCCACAGCACGTGTCTCGATGCGTCCCCACACGTCGCGCACGTACTGGCCAGACCAGCCGAGTTCGGCGGCGTTGCCCACTACGCCGGGGGTGGCACTGACTACGCCGAGGATGCGGTCACCGGCCCGGGTGGCGCGCACCCGGCGGCCCTCGAGGGCTACCAAGCTGCCCACGGGGATCTCGCCCGCGGTCGCGTTCTCGAAGAGCTCGGCATAGTCCGCCCCGCCGGTATTCCACGCGGTGGCGTTGCCCTCACCCAACTCGCTGTCGAGCCACCACTTGAGGTTCTGGGTGGTGCCGCTGAACGTCGGCGCGCTCCCGTGGTAGCCACCCCCCACGCCATTGCTGCGCCCGTGGAGCTCCACGTTGATGGAGCCGATGAGCGCTACGTTGGCGCCCCCTCCGAGCTTGCAGGTGTTGCTTGCAGCCAGGAGGGCCTGTTGTGGACTGCCCCCATCCACGCGGCTGTCCCGCGCGGCGATGAGCCCCACGGCGTCCCCGTCGTCGATGTAGCTCCCGCGAGCTCCCGCCAGGATGGCGCGCGTCACGCCGGCGCTGATGTAGCTGTCGAGCACGGCCAGGATGGCGGACTCGGCGCCGGCGTTGTCCACGCTCCCGCTCGAGCGCTTGGACGCACCCACCAGCGCGTTGGTGCCCGTGGCCCCGACCTTGACTCCGCTGGTTCCTTCGGAGGCCACCACCGCGCACCGGGTGCCCGTGATGGAGCCGTAGAGCGCAGCAAGCAGCACGGCCGCCCGCGCCGTGGAGGTGGTGTCGCAGAGCTCAGAGCCGATGATGGCGGCCTCGCGCCCACCGCTGCCCACCGTCCCGCAGTCGAGGCAGGCGGCGACCATGGAGCGGAGCGCGGCCACCACCTGAGCGGTGGAGCTCGAGCTCTCCGCGGCCACCGCGGCGGAGCTCTGCCCGCTCGCGTGCATGTCATCGCAAGCCGCCACGATGGCGTTTGTGCCGCTTGCCCTGGAGTCGGTGGCGGCGAGCACCGCCCGCAGGAAGGCGGTGGTCAGCTCCCCAGTGTCCGATGTGTGGCACCGGATGGCCTTGATGCGGTCGGAGAGGATGCCCGCGAGCTGCACAGCGGACGCCTTATCGAGCACCACGCCGAAGGTCTCGATGGCCCAGGCCAGTTCCTCTTGCACCGCGTTCGCCCACTCCGAGGTCAGGGTGGTGGCCGGCGTGCCCGTGCCCGGGTTGCCTGGCTGGAAGTAGCCTTGTGTCCCTACCGCGGAAGGGGTGGGCAGAGTCGGGTTGTTGTCGGCGGTGTCGATTCTAAACACGGGTCTACCTCACGCGGTGTAGGAAAAGACGATGCGGGTGTGGGCCGGCTTGAGGCTGCCGAAGAGGCACTCCATAGAGTCGGCCACGTCGGTGCCACTCGCGGCGGTGGGCGCTACCACCGTCCACACGTGCTGCCACTCCGTGCCGTACAGGCGCCCACCTACCCGCGCGCCCACCCGGAAGGGGCGGGCGCTCTCGTCGATGGTGACGGTGAGTCCCAGCGCGGCGGCGAGGCTGATGAAGTAGGCCCGGCTCGAGCCCCCGCTCGCGATGCGCTTGGCGTGCAAGACCAGGCGCCGGTCCTCGACGGTGGCGGCGAGGCCGGTGCAGGGACCAGGCAACCCGTAGCACTCCTCCCACGCGGAGAGCAGCTCGTCGGCCGAGCGCGGGTCCGCCTCCTCGAGGAGGTCGAGGACGCGGTTGTGCACCGCGGCCCACTGCCTAGCCAGTCCTTCGATGGCCTCCGTGACAGTGACCGCGGACTCCCAGAGACGCCCCCGGGGCAGCAGGCGGCGCTGGATGTCCTCATACTGAGGCCCGTAGGCGAACCAGTATCGTGAGTCCGTCAGGCCCATGTGATGGTCCCCAGGACGGCGAGCTGGCTCGAGCTCTGCACGATGTTGGAGAGGCCGGTGCCGTCGCCACCGATGGAGTTGAGGGAGTGGTACTCCTCGCCGTCGGCGGCGCTGATGGCGGCCCGCACCTCGGAGTTGCGGATGGTCCCGCCCGGCTCGCGCAGCCGCGCGAAGAGGCTCTGCAGCTCGGCGGTGACCGCCGACTGCACGGCCGTGGTGTTGGGGTAGACGGCGATCGTCATGTTGACCGTGAGGGCCGTTGGGGCAACGGCGGTGACGGTCGCCGCCACCGGGCGCTTGGCGTCGAGGGCGGCTTGCACCGACGACACCAGGCCCCCGCTGGGGATGGGGTTGTTGCCAGCGACGGCGGGATACACCGTCACGAAGCCCGCCAGCGGCGAGCGAACCCAGGCCTTGTCCACCCCCGCCACAGCGAGCGCCCACGCCTCATAGTCGGCGGCGCTGCCACCCTGCGGGGTGTTGCGGAGGCGCTGCAGGATGCGGGCGCGAAGGGCCTCGTGGGACTCCTGGTCCGTGCCACCGGAGACGCCGGGGCTCTGCACTGTCGTGGCGCTGGTGACCCCAGAGATGGGCGACACCAAGGTCAGAATGGTGGACGCGGTGCAGTTGCCAGCGGCGCCGGCGAGCTCCGCCTGGACGCTGAGGTCTGCCACAGCGGGGGAGCCTGCGGTGGTGGCGTCGGCGGTGGTCACGAAGCGGGCCCCGTCTGCCCGGACTAGCACCGTCCCGGTAGGAATGGAGATGCCCGTGCTCGAGGCGCTGGCTCGCGTTGTGCCGGTGGCCTGAGCGGCTGGCCAGCGCGTGAGGCCTGCAATGGCCGCGTGGGCGTCAAGCGCCTCTCCATCGGCCGTCGAGGGCAGGACTTGGCGCGCGGCGTGGCCCACGTACTGGTGCAGCGTACGCGCCACGCCAGCCTGGGTCACCGCCAGGGCGCGCAGCACGGAGCGACGCACGCGGGCATCCTGTCCATCGAGCGACGCATTTAGCGACCCCGCGACGGTGTCGATGAGCTCCTCGAGAGTGGGTACGACGAACGCCATCAGCTCACCATCCGCTGCCACTGCTCGGACCAGCCGAGCGCCAGAGTCGAGCCGTCCGCCCGCTCGATAGTCACCTCGAGGACGATCTCCGAGGTGCCCTCCCTGCGGGCGGTGGCCTTCACGGCCTTGGCCACCTCGTCCTCGAGGAGCCACGCGAGGGCCTCGAGCACGTAGGCCTCCACCTGCCGACAGGTCTCGTCGGTGAGGAGCGAGCGCTCGAGGGTCCACAGCAGCGAGCCCCACGTGTCCCCAAGGTAGGCGTCCGCCCACCACCCGCCGCGGGAGCTGCCCTCCGCGAACTCCTCCGGGGCTCGAGCATCGCACCACAGCGACGCGAGCACGGCCCCCGCGAGGGCGGGCCAGCCCTCCCCGTCGAGGTCCAGCAAGTCCACCTCGAGGCCAGAGACGGCCTGTTGGCCGTCGGCCGAGGCCACGGTTATCCAGGTGCCACCGCTCAAGACACACTCCCAGCCGGACAGTTGACGTTGCCCGGCGCAGTGGTGGCGCCGGTGCTGGCACCCACGGCCACAGGGATGCCCGTCTCCACGGCGCCGGCGGCCCGCACCTCCATGGTAGTGGCCAGGTGCGTGATGAGGGCCTGGGCTCGGGCGGTCTCCACCCGCAGCCGATAGGCGGCCATCGTCTCCCCCGGCAGCGGTGGGCCCACGGCGTCCACGGCGGCGATGGTCGCCACCGCCAATGTGGCGGCGTTCATCATGCCGAGGCCCTCACGGTTTGGGACGCCGCCCCCAGAGCGGCGTAGGTCTGCCCGGTGAAGGGGTCCACCCCTACGCCGGTCACCACCCCATTGGCCGCGGTGAGGCTCGCGCCACTCGACGCGAGCTCCACGAGCGGGGCCTGCACGCGGATGCCTGTCCGGGTTAGGTGTACCTTCTGGCCCAGGTCGTCGTAGAGCGCGACCTCGCCTTGGGCTAGACCCTTGAGGCGATAGCGCCGGTCGCCGCACACCACCACCACGGCGTGGTCAGGCGCGCCGCCTGGAGTGAGCACCACCACCTCCGCGCCAGGCACGGGGTGGGCAGTGAGGCCATAGGGCTCGAGGTGCTCCACGTCGTCCCGCAGCTCGCCGGCGGCGCCCTCCACCTGGAGGCGCTGCACCTTCTTCGCCGCGTCCACGAGCAGCGCGAGCCCGCGCGTGATGAGGCCTCTCATACGCCCCCCTCGAGCTCAGCCCACGCGCCCACCTTGCGGGTGGTGCCGGTGGCCTTGCGTGGCTCGGAGAGCACGCCGAAGCCTTCGGGGGGCTGCAGCTCGAGCTCGGTGATGGAGCCGGACTCGTCGAGCGCGAAGCTCACAGACACCACCACGAAGTCCGCGTCCACGCCCAGAGCCGGGTCGGCTACGCGCACGAGCTCGCCCACGGTCCACAGGCGCCCGCCCGTGGTCTGCCTCCAGCCCACCACGGCCACGTGCACCTGAGTGCTGCGCGCCGCCCTCACCATGGCCTCGAAGCGCGCTCGCGCGAGGGCCTGCTCTGGCGTCACGGCCCGCTCTGCGCGGAGTACCAGGGGCCGGTAGCGCGGGAGCTGGTCATCGGTGGCGGAGGCCTCCACGCGGTTGATGGTGGAGCCGAAGTCCAGGTCATCGCCGGCGCGCTGGCCGCGGATGATGTACTGGGTGAAGCGCTGCGCGGCGTTGGTGGACAGCTCCGAGCGGAGGATGTTCTGCCCCGCCTCGAGCGCCACGTCGGCGCGCGTGGCGCCTGCTCTGGCGAGCACGAGCCGGCCCTCCGCGTCGTCGGTGACGAGCAGCCCTTCGTAGCGAGCGGCCCGCTCGATGGTGTCAAAGACGGTCTCGCCGGGCTCGAGCGCGTGCTTCATGGGGGCGGTCGGCACCGCCAAGACCTCCACGCCGAAGGGGCTGGCGAGCTCGGCGGCGAGCGCCCCGATCGTGACCTGGCCCCAGCGGCCCGAGGGGTGGATGGCCGAGCAGTCCACCAGGTCCCCCGTGCGGCTCCTGCCTGCGACTTGGATGGAGCGGGCGTCTGCGGCGTGGCCTATCGCTACGCTCTCGATGTGGCCTGCGAGCACGGGGGTATCCCCCAGCCACACGCGCACCGGCGAGGCCTGCCGGAGCACAGCCGGGGGGCTCTCGGCCGAGTGCACGAGCTCGAGCGCGAAGGTGCTGGCCGCGGCCTCGAGGGACCGGGCCACGCTGATGCGGGTCCACCCTTCGTAGAGCACCCCGCCGATCTCGATGGAGGCCTGGTCGCTCATGCGGTGAGGACCTCCAGCGCGCCGGCGCGCACGAAGCCCGGGTGGGCGATGTCGTTGCGGGCGGCGATTTCCTCGGCCCTTGTGCCGTCCGCGTAGAGCTCTGTCGCGAGCTCGAGCGCGGAGGTGATGCGCTCCACGGTGAGGGTGCGCACACGCGGCGCGCCGGCGGCCCGGGTGTCCACGTCGTCCACCACCGCCACCACGAGGGCGTTCAGCGCAGCCTCGAGGGCGGGGTCGGTGGCCACCAGGAGCTCGGCTTCGGCTGCAGCCAGCATCGTGTCTCGCCGCGACACCGCCTCGTTCCAGCTCCCGAAGTCCTCCTCCGCCAGCGCGGCCCCCGCAGCGGCGAGCGCCGAGGTGGCCACCAGGCGGCGGAGTGCCTCGCGATTGTCGCGAGCTCGCGCCGCGCTGGGGGTGCCTGTCGCCGCCGGCTCCTCGTCCCCAGCTCCCCCCAGCAGCGAGGCCAGGGCCGGAAAGCCGAAGAGCCCGAGCACGCCCTGGAGCTGTGTGGCGAGCTGGCCCGGGGTGCTGATGAGCGTGGCGAGCGCCGCGTCGAGCTTGGCGACGCCGGCGGCCACCGCGGCCACGTCGGAGATGGTGTCCGACAGCGGCCCATAGAGCGTGTCGGTGAGGTCGGAGACGGTGTCGGCGAGGGCCTCGAGCGCATCCACGCGCACCCAGTCGAGCACACCCGAGATGGAGAAGGCCTCCGCGAAGGCAGCAGCCGAGCCCGCGGAGACGGCACCGGCGGCGGTGGCAAGTACCGTGGGGGTGTAGGGCTTGCCCTTGGGGAGCTGCTCTACCTCGGCCACCTCGACGAATTGGAGAGACAGCCGCGCCGTGCCGCGCTCGTCGGTGGCTTCGGTGACGCTGCACGCCACGCACACCACCCACCGCTCCCCGAGGGTGGGGTGGACCAGGCGCCCGCGGGAGGCGTTCTCCGCCGCCGTCTGCAGCGCGTCCCGCCGGAGCATGTACTGGTCGCCCGTGACGAAGGCCTCGATGGTGTGCTCGCGCAGGCCTCGCCCCATGGCCTCCACCACGGGGAGCGCGCGTTGGGGAAGGCGATGCACCACCGCGCCGCTGGCATAGGTGCGCGCAGTCGCCGCCACCTCGAAGGGGATGCCGCGAAAGCTGGCGGGCCTGAGCTGCTCCCGCCAGGTCATGGCGTCGCCCCGATGGCGCGGCGGCCCGTAGCGAAGTTCACGCGGAGAGGGACCTGGGGGTTGGCAGTCTCGAGGCCCGTTACTCGAGTACCCGCAGGGCCGGCCACGCGGATGTCCAGCGAGCCTCCGACCGTCATGGCGTACTCGAGCCGGCGGGTCTGCTCCTCGAGGGCGGGGCTGAGGCGCTCGAGCGCCCGCATAGACTCCACCACCGACGAGCCCTGGAGCTTCTGGCGGTGTCGGGTCTCGGGGTCGATGCTGCCGGTGAGGTCGGAGACGGCGTTGATGGCGCTGTCCACCAGACCCATGATCTTGTCCACCCACCCCAGAATGGCCTTGTACGCCCAGCCGAAGACGCCGACCACGCCGTCCCACAAGTCGCCGAACCAGTCGCCGATGCCGCTCCATGCGGCCTTGAGCCAGTCCGGGGCCAGGAGCTCGATGGCCTTGACCGCCAGGCCAATGCCCCATGTGAAGACGTCCGCCAACGCGCCGAGGTGGATGCCAAAGAACTCAAGCACACCAGTAAAGACGGACTTGATGCCGCCCCACACGGCTTCCCACGCATCGCCCATCCAGTCCACCGCAGCGCCGAAGATCGTGCGCAGCCGCGTCCAGAGTGCCGAGAACCACGCCTTGATCGGCTCCCAGTGCTCCTTGATAACGCCAGCCAGGGCGACAAAGCCCACGGTAGCGGCAGCAATCGGATTGGCAGCAATGACTGCACCAAGGGCGGCGAGGCCGACGGCCGCCGCAGCCCACGTCCCCTCCGCGCCGGAGAGTACGTCCGCAAGCCCGCCGAAGCCTGCCTTGAGGTAGTGGACCGCCGCACCGATCGTGGACCAGTCGATGCGAGCGAGGGCCTCGCCGGCGCTCGTCACCCAGTCGGCGACCCGAGCGGCCACTAGCTCTCGGTTTGCCGCCACCCACCCGGTGAGCCCCTCGATCAGGGGCCTGAGTACAGGGAACAGGCTGCTCCCGATGGTAGCGCCGAGACCTGCGGCAGAGAGCTTCAAGCGGTCCAGAGCGTCTAGGAAGTCGCCGGCGGCGGCGGCCCCGTCGTCAGTGACGAGTCCGAAGCTACGCGCCTCGGCGCGCAGCGCGGCGATCTCCTCGGCGGACTTGTCCGCCATCAGCGCCATGTCCTGGCCGGCCTTGCCGAACACCTTGACCGCGAGCGCGGACCTCTTACCCGCGTCGGGGATTTTGTTGAGGGCTGCGAGCCACAGCGTCAGCGCCTCGTCGTTGTCCTTGGTGGCGAGGACCTGGGCACGAAACGCGGAGGGCATCTCCTCGAGGAGTTTGGCCAGTGGCCCGGTCTTGGCCCGGGCGTTGGCCATGCCGATGCTCATCTTCTGCAGGGCCTTCTCGAAGGTCTCCGCCTCGACGCCCCCGATCTTCGCTGCCCACCTCCACTCCTGGAGAGCTTCGGTGGTCACGCCGAGCTTCAGGGCCGTCTCGCCGATGGCGTCTGCCCGTTCGGCGATGGAGTGCAGGCCTGCGCCCAGGGCGCCCGCACCAAGAGCGCCGGCGGCGGCGCCGAGCTTGGCCATGCCCACGGTGGCGCGGCCGATGCCTGCGGAAAAGGCGGTGAGCGCGGTAGCGCCCTTGGAGAACGTGGAGTTGAACGCGGAGGCGGCCCGCCGGCCGATGGAACGTAGGGGCCCGGTCGCCTGGTCCAGGGCTGAGATGACCGCCACGATGGGGAACTTAGCGCCCACTCTTCTGTGCCTCCTGGGTCAGCTCAGCCCACCACACCACGTCAGCCAGGGTCATGCGCAAGGCTTCGTTAGGGCCCCACCGATACGTCTGCGCGAGGACGCTTAGCCAGCATCTCCAGCGCCGGAAGTCGCGGGGGCCTGGAACAAAGGGAGCATGACCCCGCAGGCATCGAAGAAGTCGCTGGGCTGCATGCGTCCGATCTCGACCTCTCCGAGCCCGGTGAGGCGCCCCATCAGGGTCGCGCATGCGTCGCACTGCGCCTCCCCGAGGTCCTTGATGGACAGCCCCTTTAGGTCTCCCATGGTCGGCGCCCGGAAGCGCAGGACAGTGATTGCGTCCATGCCCTTGAGAACGATGGGCGTCTTCAGCGTGTAGACCGCAACGGTCTCCTCGGCAGACGCCTCGCGTCGAAGTTCCATGCTCATTGCTCGATGCACTCCTTGCCTTCAAAGCGGAGGGTCGTGGTCCCGTCTCCCGCGCTGATGTCCGGCTCGCCTGCGAGCCAGGCGTCCACCAGCGTGTAGACGCGGCCGTTGGCGAGCTCCGCCACGACGGTAGCCTGCCGGATGGCGCCGACGGTCAGAAGGGAGAAGTCGGGAGTGGTGTAGACCTCGCACTCCATAAAGGGGATGCGGGGCATTTCCTTGTACCCGGCCACCCCGCCCAGCCCGACGAGCCCCTCGCGCATCTGCGCCAGCGGCGAGACGGTGAAGGAGCCCGCGACACTGAGGAGGTTGCCGTCCCACTTGATGCTGGCCTTGCCGGCCACTGCAGTGCTGCTTGCCACGGTCGTGTCTCCTTATGCCTGCAGCCGGAACTGAACCAGGCTGGCGAACTGCCTGAATTGATTGGCCACGTCGGGCGGGATGAGGGCATCCAGCCGGTTGGGGTTGGTGGCGTTGCGCTCGACGATGAGGTTGGCCGCGAAGAAGTCGAAGTTCTCTACAAACCCCGCCAGCTCGAGCTTGCGGTACGTCGAGAGAATCTCCGCCTTGATGATGGACGGAGTGACAGCCGCCACTCCAGCGCCCAGACGAGTGCCGTCGTTGACCAGGATGTGCCGGCCGTACTTCGTGGCCAGGTCGGCCCTTATGGTCCGCCAGGAGTGCATCAGCGTGTAGCGCGTCTCGGGGTGCATGTAGGCGTCATCGTCGATGCCGCTGGCGTTGGTCTGATAGGTGGTGACCGCTACATCCACCTGGACCTTGCCGCCCACCACGCGAGCGGTGGAGATGCCCACACCCAGGAGCGTGTTGCGCTCCGTGAGGGTCTGCCCCGCTCCCGCCGCCGGCGGCAGCACATTGGGTAGCTCGAGCGTCTGGAGCGGCCGGGCGGCGTGCGCGCGGATCGACTTTGCCGCGGCGCCGGTGTAGGCGCCCGCGATGATGAAGGGCGGCGTCGGCGTGCCAGTGATGCCCATGACGCTCAAAGCCGGGTCGTTGACCGTGCCGCCGAAGGTGGTCAAGTTGGATACCGAATCCACGCGACCGGTCCAGACACCACCGTACACCTGGCGCAGCGGGCTCCAGCGCCCGGTGACCTCGCCGAGCTCGGTAGCAAGCGCGGTGGTCCACGCGCTCACAGCGTGGCTGATGCCGATGAAGTCGTAGTTCTCGTCGCCCATGTTGGTGATGGCGCTCGAGATGGACGGGTCCGTCGCCCCCGAAGCCATGGCCACGATGCTCACACCCACGCCGGGAGGGGTGACCTCGCCAGCCGCAGGGCCGCCGTAGTTGGCGCGGATGTCGATTCCGTTGCCCACCGTGCCGGCGTTGGCCGCGGTGATGGTCACCACGCCCGAGCTATTGGCCGCGGTGAACGGGGCGTCGGTGTCGGCCGTGATGGCAGCCACGAGCGCGGTAGCGATCTGAGTCGCCGTCGCCTCGTTGGCGATGACGAGCTCGTACTTGCGCCCGGCCACGTAGATGGCCATCCGGCCCGCGGCGGTGGCGGGGCCCGTGAAGGTGACCGTGCCGGTGGCATCCACGCCGGACCCATGGTCCGCGAGCGGAATGCACCACAGGTCGCCGGCGGGGTCGGCCTTCAGGTAGGCCGCCACCATGTGGCGAAGCACGGAGCGCGCCCCGAACAGGGCGATGGCATCCGCCTCGCGGGTGATCTGCACGGGCACGTTCGCCACGTAGTTCGAGCCGAGGGCCTGGCCGATGAGCAGCGTTCGCTGCTCGAGCGTGGGCGTCCCGGCCTGGCTTGCGTCGAACTCCGCGGCGAAGAGGTTGACCCGCAGCGGAGAGGGCAGGTTATTGAACTGGCTCGAGATCGCCATCGGTCACCTCGCCCTGCTCGGGCTCGTCGTCACTCAGCTCCACCACCGCCCCATCGGCGATACGGCGCAGCCAGTATTGAGTCTCGGGTACCAAGCCCCCCTCGGCGGGGAGCCAGGCACCGGTCTGCGGGTCGCGCATCGCGGCGCCGCTTGCTGGTCGTACGCGGAGCATCAGTCCTCCTCGGGGTACTCGACCACGCCGTCAAAGGACTTGGCCGGTGTGGTGCCGGTCTGGATTGTGGCGTCGATGCCCTCGAGGCGGGCCGCGTCGTCGCCCACCACCTGGACCGGGTCCCACCACTCCTGGAGCTCCACTTCGAGAAGCACCGCGCCCATGTTGATGGTCTTCTTGCTGTCCTTGACCTGCTCGCAATCGACGGAGAACTTCGTGACCCGGGACCACAGGCGAACCCAAGTCGCATCCCCCATGAGCAGGTCCAGGACTTCGTCCGCGATGTCCTCGACGATGGCCCGGGAGGCCTCGTCGGCGTCGGTCGTGTAGGCCGGCGCGGCGATGCCTACGTGGATGGTGCGCGAGGTAGTAAAGCGAGGGATGGAGATGCTCGTGGAGCTGCCCTCCTTGGCGGGCACCTCCACGGTGATGGCAGGCAGCTTGCCGTCCGCCACCGCCGGACCGCGAGCGGAGTACACCCGATCGGCTGCTGCGGTCTTGTTGAGCAGCCTCGAGCGCACCCCTTCGCGGATGTCCTCCGACCTCATTCCTCGAGCTCCACCACGTGAAGGTCCCAGCTCATCTTGTCCACCGACTCCACTTCCGTGACCCGGAGGGTGGAGCCTGCGACCTCGAGCACGTCCCCTTCCTGGGGTGTGACCTCGAGGTCGGTGCGCACGATGCGCACGGTGGGCGAGACCGTGCGCACCTTGATTCCCTGCTCATTGACAAGGGCCGTCATCGCGCGCTCGCGATAGATGGCCCGCGTCGTGTAGGTCACTGCGCCCCGCCTGTACGTCGCAGGCTCCGCGAAGACATCGCGGACCGCGGCATGACAGAGCGAGGCGTAGTGACGGAAGCCCATCAGATGGCCAGCAGCGCAGCCACCAGGCCACTGGTGGGGATGTTGAGGTCCGCCGCCGCCGGCGAGACGAAGAGCACCCGCGCCGCCGCCGCCGCGTCGTGGTCCGCGTAGGCTTGGACACCCACGCTGGCCGCGTTGGCGTCGTGCTTGATGGTGAGCACCCGGCCGGTGGCCGTCTGCAGGTGCACGTCCAAGCCGGTGGGCGAGACCATCCGCAGCGCGAAGCCGTCGGCGGCGTCGTGGTCGATGTAGACCGCCACGCCGGCTAGGTTGCTGGCGGGGTTGGCGTTGTAGGTGCAGTGCACCGCATCAGCCGAGCTCGCCAAGTACAGCCACACACTGGCCGACCCCGCGAGCGCACTGGCCAGGAACGGCCGGCCGCCCTGCTGGAAGCAGGCGAGAATGGCCGTCCCGTTGGACGCGGCCGAGGCATCGTGCTTCGCGACCAAGTTGATGGGGTTGCGGAGCAGGGTGTTGGCGTTGCGGCTCTTCGCGAGCATCACCTTGCAGAGCACCGCGGTATCCGCCGCGACCTCCACCACCGTGCCGATGTAGAGGGCGGTGGGGACGATGGTGACGGCCGAGCCGTTCCAGTAGGCCCGGTCCCCCACTGCGAAGGCGGTACCCGAGAGCTTGGCCAGCTCGTAGACGCCCTCCGTATCAATAACCAGCGGTTGCCCGCTCGAGGCGCCATCGAGCGCCACGCCCACGAGCTCCTTGCCGGCGGTGACCAGCGCTCCGCTGGCGACCGTCGAAGGGGCGGCGAGCTGCAGGCGGGCGGCGCTTTGGATGTAGTTCTTCATCGTTCCTCTCCGTTCCGTTCCTTGCGCGTTGGTTGGCCCGGCTCAGCACCGGGCACTTGCGGCCGTCCGTCCTATCAGACCACGCCTTCGTTCTTTGCCACGGCCCGCCAGTCGGGGATGCCTGCGGCGAAGTAGAGCTTCGCCTTGATGCGGAGCTCGTCCACCTCGAAGGCCGACTCCTGCGAGACGCTCAGGCCCTCCTGCCCGTCGAGGTAGGCGTACTCGGGGGCATTGCCGGTTTCGGGGTTAGCGATGAGGTACCAGGGCTTCGCCGAGGCGAGGGCTGCATCGAGCTCCGTGTCGTACACGTCCTGCAGATCAGCGATGTACCCCGGCACTACATTGCTGGCGGTGTTCGGCTGGTACTGCCGGCCGAGGACCTGTCCGATCTTCAGGCGCAGCCGGGTGCCGGCGAGGATGGTCCCCGCGCGCTGCCCGATGACGCGCGAGTCAAACGTCTGGAGCTCGAGCTGCTGGATGAGCAGGTCGATGCTCGTGGCGTCCGGCGCCGCAGCGGTGCCGGCGAGATTGCCGTGGTCCGCGTGGAACAACGTGATGCCGTCAGACATCGTGGCGTTGTTCTTGAGAAGCCCGCACATGATGATGTTTTCAGTGCGTCGGCCCTCGCGGCCAAACGACTGCGCCACTCGACCGAAAGCATCGAGGTTGTCGTTGATGAGGGCTTCCTCGGTGATGGAGAGCATACGGCCACGCTTGACCATCGCCATCTCCTCAGCCCCTTCCTTGATGGTGCCCAGGCTGTAGGGCTGTCCGGGCTGCAATGCTTTCAGCTCCGGCGCCTCCCCGAACACGATGGGCTTACGGGTGCGCAAGTCCGAAAAGTTGGCCGCGCGGCGAGCCCACCGGGGATAGCTCACCTCCGTCCCGCGGTAGGCGGCCATGAGGACACGGCCCATCGCGGAGCCCAGCACGTTCGGGAAGTCGCCGCTCGAGTGAGCGCCCAGCTTCACCTCCGCGCCGTCCCTGGCGCCCATGCGCATGGCGGCCTGGATGACCTCGGCCTTGCTCCGCCCGCGGGTGCTGATGCCGCGGTTAGAGAGGCACTCGCGCGCGAGCTCGGTGACGGTCATCCCGCGGAACTGCTCGGCCTCCTTGTGCGTCTCGGGCACCGGCTTCGCCGTCATCCGCGACACCAAGTGCTCGACCATGAGCTCGCCGACCTTGTCTCCGTGGTCCTTGCCCATCTGAATGTTGGTCTGCTGCGAGGTGGCCGCTTCGCGCTCGTCGGCAAGGCGGAAGAGTTCCTTGTTCGCCGCCTCCAGGGTCGCGCCGCTAGCGCAGAGACGCTCCCCCTCAGCGGCGAGGTTGAGTGTCTTCGCGGCCTGTCGGATCTGGGTCTGGCGCTCGCGCTCGGCCTCGGCGCCCTTTGCCATGAGCTCTTGCTCAGTCATCTTGTTCTCCTGTTGCTGCTCTTGCGTGGGCTGCTCTGGCCGAGGGGCGGGTGGCACCTGCGGCGCTAGGGTCTGTGCCTGGCTGTCGGCTCCGACGGGCACACCGGAAATCTCGTAGGGCTGCCACTTGGTGACCCGCACGAGCTTGCGTTTGTTGGCGCCCTCGAGCGTCTCCTGCTCCAGGACTAGCGCTCCCACCGACAGCGGCAGGTTGAAGTCGTCTGCGAGGTGGCTCATGGCGAGCTTCGCTAGCGGGTTCACTTCCGGGTCCACGAAGCGCATGACGCAGGTGGCGGCGCCGTCCACAACGGCGAAGCTGCCGGCCACCACGTAGCCCAGGACGTGTTCGAGCGAGTCACTGCGATGGGCGTGCAGCACAGGCATGTGGCCGCTGTCGAGGCGCGTGAGGTCTACGGCATCCTTGGTGACCAGAAGCTCGAGATCGTATTCCTCGTCCTTCCAGAAGTCGTAGCGGGGCACGATCTCGCTGGTCTTGAACTTCAGCGTGACGGTGCGCTTCTCTGGGTCGAACGACCCCCCGCCCAATTTGATGCCGATGTTTGGACCGATGGTCATGGCTCCTCCGAGGAATCCGAGCCTGCCCCACCCCCGGGGCTCGGAGCTACGGATGGACTCGCGCCTGCACTCGGCGACTGGCCCTGCGCAGTGGCCAGCGCGGGGATGCTGTCGAAGAGCAGGCCGGCGCCTTTGAGGTCATCCACGATGCCCTTCTGTTCGGCGAGGTAGGCGGACCAGTCCCAACCATCCTCCGCCACAACCCGACGCAGGGTGGTGCGCCCGAGGCGGAGCTCCTTGAGCGTGGCCTCGGCCTCGCCCTTGCGGTCCACCCGCGGCCACGGCGGGGGCACCCACGCCACCTGGCGCTTCTCCTCGGGGGCCCGAAACCGGAAGGCGCCGGAGGCCTCCGCCACGTCGGCGAACCACTGCCACGTTGGGGCCAGGACGTGGGGTACGAGCTGGGTGTCGCGGAGCTGCACGATGCTCGCCTTGAAGCTGTCCATCCCGAACTGCAGCGAGCTGTAGTTGACCTTGCTGAGGTCCCCGGACAGCAGCTCGTAGGGCATGTCGCAGCCCGCGGCGATGGTGCGAAGGGCCACGGTCATGTAGCCCTCGTAGCCCGGCGAGGCGGCGGGCACGTGCATCTTCACGTCGCTGCCACCACGAAGAACGTGGAACATGCCGGGCTCGATGTGCCTGAGCGTATGCCCTTCCGAGTCTGTGATGAGGAGCTTGTCACCGCTGTCGTTGGCGTCGGTGCCGTCGTCGGCGGGCGCGAGCACAAAGGCGGCCACGCAGGCGTCCACCCGCTTCCGGGTGAGCTCCGCCTCGTCGTACGCCTGCACCTCGTGCAGCCGGAGGATGACGCTGGTGAGGAAGGGCACCCCGCGGGTTTGGCCGGGGCGTAGCTCTTCGTAGAGGTGGCAGACCTCGGAGGCGGGCACCACCACCACCGTGGAGTCAAAGGCGCCGAGCTGGTCCCCCGGGTGGGTCCGCCGCATGTGGTATGCGCGCCGGCGGCCGAGGGGGTCGAACTCGACGCCCACCACCACGCGGCCGTCTGCCAGCGTCTTCGTCTGCGAGCTGTCCAGGAAGTCGCTCTCGAGGACCTGAAGCTGCATGGGCACAGGGAGCCCGTCCTCCAGGCGGCGGATGCGCCGGCGGACGAGGACCTCGCCGCTCTCCCACCAGGACCTCGCCAGCAAGACCTGGAGTCCACTGAGGCCGGCGCGGCTCCCCGGGACGCACTGCGCGCACCAGTCGTCCCAGAGCTGCTGGAGCTGGCGGGTGCGCCTGTCGTCGTCGAGGGTGATGCGGGCCTTGATGCCGGGGCCCACGAGGTAGCTGGCGAAAACGCGGATCGCCTTTGCCGCGTGGGGGTTGTTCCTGACCAGCTCGCGGCTTCGCATGAGCAAGCGCGCGTGGCCGGCCTGTATCTCTGAGGTGGCGTCGAGGGTGCTGTCGCGGAACGAGCTGCCCCGGCGCGCGCGGGTAGCGCCGTCGTAGGCGAGTGCCACACGAGGTCCTCGAGGAGCCGGCGGCGGAGCGATGAGGCGCGCTAGGCGCTCGCGCCAGCTCACTTGCCCGTCCCGAAGCGGGCGAAGTACGCGCTCGGGCGCGAGGCGTGGCCGTGCACGGACTGGCTCATCTGGCTCAACGTGCGCTGCATCTCGTCGAGGTCGCGGAACTCCGTCTCTTCGTCGCCGATCTTGACGCGCCGCGCGCCGCTCGCAATCGCTGCCTTGAGCCTGTCAATGTCGGTCTGAGTCCAGCTCATCGGTCCCACCAGGAGCCACTGGCGCGCTTCCAGTAGGAGGGGGCGCGCTGCTTGGGCTGGCGTGACTCTGGCTGCGGCGGGGGGCTCGGAGCTACGGATGGACTCGGGGTCAGTGCCTCGCGCAGGCGCCCGGACCGCTCGCCCACGCCGGCGGCCCAGGTATCACGGTCGGCCGCCTCGCGGTTGGCAATGGCTGAGGCCTCGCGCTCGAGGGTCCGGCTCGAAAGGTACCAGCCGTGCAGCGCGGCGTAGGCGTAGACCCTGCAGTCGAGGGCTTCGTTTCTTCTGCCCGATGGTAGCTCCCACGAGGTGCGCCGCTTGCCGCGACGGAACCGGGTGACGCGGACTTCGGAGGTGAGCTGCTGGTACCAGTCGGCGGCCCGGCTGGTGGGGAAGTGGCAATAGCCAGGACCCGGGGCGCCGATGCGCAGCCGGTTCGCCACCACCCACTTCGCCTGGTCCACGCCCACCATGTGCACGCCGGAAGTGCGCGACCTGCCGGCGTTGACCTTCTTCCGCGGGAAGATGGCCTTGCCCTCTCCGGCGCTGCCCTTCACAGCCCACCACTTTCGGCTCTGGTGGCGCTCCGTGAAATTGTAGACGTGCTGGGTGGCATGGCCCGAGTCGATGCAGGCCGCCGCCACGCGCATCCCACCCGGTACTCGAGGATGGGGCCAGGGTGACCGCAGCGCGTCCTCGAGATCGGCCCACACCTCAGGCGATGTGGGATCGCCCTCGAGGACACCGTACGCCAGCGACCAGGACTCCTCCCCGACGCCCCAGCCGACGATCTCGAACTCCAGGCGGTCGTGCTGTACGTCCACACCTGCGGTGATGGTCACCACACCCGGCGGGCATCCGGCGCCCCAGTCCTCGGCTCTCTTCTGCAGGCCGGTGGGGTCGATGCGCTGGCCAGCCGCATCCTCCCAGGTCTCGCCGAGCACCGTGTTCACGAAGCTCTTGAGGAGCACCGGATCGCCCTGGGCCTTGAGCCAGAGCTTTACGCAGTTCTCCCACGAGTCCCACCCGTGCGGAGCGTACAGCCCCGAGAGGTGATAGCCCACGGTCTCCCCGTCGCCTGGGGCGGTGGGCCGCCACTCGCCGCGCTCGAGGAGCTGCTCCTTGTCGCTGTTGCGGTGGGGGTGGTCACACTCCGCGCAGTGCCAGCGGGCCGTGCGGTAGTCGTCGCCCTGCCATCGGATGCCCTGCCAGGTGATGAGCTGCTCTGCCCCGCAGGCAAGGCAGGGCACGAAGTAGCGGCGCTGGTCGGAGGCGAGGTACTCGGCCTCGATTCGAGACTCGCCCTTCGTCTTGGGCGTCGAGACCATCAGGGTCTTGCGCCTCGAGAAGCTGGTCTGCCGGCGGAGCGCGAGGTCTACCGGACTGCCCTCGTCCTCCACGTCGGAGACGTACCCGTCCACCTCGTCAAAGGCGATGTAGGCGATGGGCATGGAGCGGAGCGAGCTCGCGGAATTGGCCCCCACCATGAAGAGCATCCCGCCGGGGAACTGCTTCTCGAGCAGGCTCGAGGTCTCCTCCTTCCCGCGGGGCTTGGCCACCCGCTGGGCGAGCTCGGGGGTGGCGGCCACCATCGGGGCGAGCCTTTGCTTGGACCACTTCAACGCCACCGGCAGTGAGGGGGTGACCACCATCACGGGCATGGGGTCGAGGTGAATGAGGCACCCGATCCAGTTGAGGATGACCTCCGTGAAGCCAAGCTGAGAGCCCTTCATCACCACGACGGTGCGCGCCGGGTCGTAGGCCGAAAGCCGCCGCATAGGCTCGCGGAGGTAGGGGGCTCGGGCGGTGCGCCACTGCCCCGGCTGGCCGGCGGAGGTGGAGGTGAGCTGCCGGTACCGGTCCGCCCACTCGTCCACGTACAGCCGCGGGGGCGGGCGCAGGCCTTCGACCATCGCGCGGATGACACCCGCATCAGGGGCTTCCTTGCCCGCGCTCCACGGGCAGCGGTCGAGCGGCTCGAGCGCGAGCGTGGTCTCCCGCCGGATGCGCTCCTCCACGGCCTCCGGCGAGCTCGCGGCCGAGAGCCCCTCCGCGAGTCCGGTCACCATCCCGCGGAGCCGCTCGCGCGCCTGAGTCGCCGCATCGGCGGCCCGCCTCTCCACCTCCCACCGCCACAGCCGCTCCCCCTGCGAGGCCTCGAGCCGCAGCTCCGTGCGGAGGGTGCGGAGGGTGGCGAGCACCAGCGACAGCTCCCGCCAGGCCTCCATCGGTCGCTCGGGCTCGAGCTCGGGCGACGGGCCCAGGTCCAGCGGCGGCGAGGGGGTGACCTTCCGCGGGGCGGCGCCTTGGAGCGCGGTGTCCACCGCGGCGAGCAGCGCGTTGCGGATGGCGGTCGGCTCCGACTCGATGGCGAGCTGGGGGGACAAGGGGCGGAGGGCGCGCCGGACCTGGACCCGGAGGGTATCTCGGACCGCCAGCCACGCGGCGCTGGCCTGGCCCGCGGTGACCAGGTCGCCGGCGAGGGCCTCCACCTTGGCGCGAAGGGCGAGGACCTGGGCGCGGCGCTCGCGGTAAAGCACCGGGCCCGGCTCTGGGGAGTCGGTGGGCTTCTTGGCTTGGGCTGGCTGGCGTATGGCGTCGAGCTGGCGCCGGACCTCGGCCACGTCCCACGGGCCGTCCGGTGGTGTAGGAGTCCACCTTCCCTGAGCTTTGAACTTGGAGAGTAGCTGGCGCGACAGCCCGAGACCCTTTGCGAGTTCGGTGAGTGTCACGCATTTCACAGCTTCGCTACTCCGCAACCACTGAAAAAGCGTTCAGCCATGGGCTAAGCCGACATCTCGCGGCACCCGCAAGGGGGGTACCCCAGGAAGGACCCAAAGACCCCCGGGGGTGGGGGAGGGGTGGGGTCCACCGCGCACTGCTGGTACCTCGCGCGTACATCGCTCGTACTCCGCCAGTACGCGAGTGTTCAATCATTCCGAAGCCTTGCGCCCGCCAACGTCACCGCGCAGCGACGTGGCCAGCGCCAGGAGCTCCTTGCGCTCCCTCGCGCTCATCGGCGCCCCGTCCGCAATGGCCTGCACCCGCTCGGTGGACCTACCGCAGATGGAGGCGATCTCCTGCATGTTCCACCCGTTTTCGATGGCGAGCTCGACCCACAGCTCACCCGATGAGGGGCAAGCCTGCACATGGAGGGGGGCCCCGCGGCTTCGGTGTAGAGATATGCCACACCCCGGGCACGTCACTGTAGCCGATGCGCGCGGCGCCCGAGGGTCCACCAGCGTGCCAATGTGCGGCCGAGGCCACCCACCCCGCGGCTGGTCCTCCTCGCGAGGGCGCGCACCTGCGCCGTGGCAAAGCGAGCGGATCATGTTCCGGCTGCGCCCCGTCGCCGCGGCGATCTCCGAGTAGCTCTTCCAGTCTTCGATGAGCGCCGCCACCTGGTGACGGAGCTCTGCATCGGAGTGCATCTTGGGGGGCGTGGCCCGCGGCGGGGCGGGGACTGCGGCGAGTGCGGCCTTTAGCGAGGCCACCTCTTGCTCGAGCTGCTCGACCCTGGCTGCTAGTGACACAGGCATCTCCTTGGCAGGCACGGGCAGTGTAGCAGAGTGCAACAGGTGGTGAAACATCGCACATGCACAGGCGTTCAGGGCTGCACGGGTGTTCGGATTGCGCGGTTGTTTGCGTGCCTTCAGCGTGTGCCTTTCTGCGCAAGGAGGGTGCGTATGGAGGCATTGCTCAAGCTCTTTGTCCTGGGCCTGTTCTTCTACTTTATCTACCGCTTTCTGAAGTCCCTGTTCACGAGGGCAATGGGTTCCCAGCCCGGCGCCGCCCGCAAGAAGTCCAACAACAGGCGGCACTGGGAGCCCGCCACCAAGGCGCTGGTACTGCTAGCGCGAGCTGATGGGCGGATGCAGGCAGCGGAGAGGCAGACGATACAGGACTTCCTCGTCCGCCATGGCATGAAGCAGTCGGACGCAGAGGAGCTGGTGAAGGCCCAGAGAGCTCTCGACGAGTACCAGCTCGACCAGTGGGTTACCCCCTTGAGGGCCGCCAGCGAGGACTTCCAGGAGGACTTTCTCTACACCGTCGATGAGATAGGCGCATCGAAGCGCCGCATCAGCCTCGACGAGCACAGCATGGCGGAGGACATCCGCTTCATGCTGACGGGTAGCTTCGAGCCAGGGGGAGGACAGCGGTAGTACGAGCCAGAACTCAGCGGCGTTCCGCCGGGGCCCTGCGCGGTCCAGCGGGCACCGGGTACTTCACGGGCGGGAGCGCCTCGAGGCGCGCCACCAGAAGCTCCGCCTCATGCCACCGAATCGGTGGCGCGATCATCTCCCGGTCCTGCTTTGCCACCTTCGCCCGCTCGAGGAGCTGTTCAACGTGCCGAATCTTCTCCTCGGGTTGCGTGAACCAGCGGGTGTCCACGACCTGCCTCCAGCGCCAGTTGTTGCGCATGTGCAGGAGGAACGGCTCCACCGCCCCGCGGCCAAGCTGACGCCTCACGTGGCGCTGTTGGTAGTAGTTTGAAGCCGCGAGGAAGATCGCAGCCAACGGCTTGTACTTCTGCGAGTCCTCCTTTGTCGCCGCCAAGGCGGCCCACCTGAACTCAGGGTAGTTGTCGCACGGTGACCAGCCGTGGGTTGCAAAGAAGCGCTCGTGGGCATCATGGACCTTTCGATGCTCCTTCTCGTCACCGGGCACGACAAAATTGAAACCGTAGATGCACTCCCGAGGCGATGGCCTGCCCGACTTGCGGTCACGCTCGCCCATGCGCTCGCAGACATCGAAGTCAGTCTCTACCGCATCGAAACACGTCACGTCGCTCAAGCTGTAGTCAAACATGCTTCTGCCCTCCATCGCCGTCCGCCTCCAGTGTCCGCACCACCCACTCCGCTACCTCGGGGCTCGGAAGCGGATAGGGCAGTGCCGTGCGCAGCCCAGACCCGAGCACAGTGACCACCACTCCAGCCCGGTCGCACTCCCGAAGCCAGTCCCGAGCGCGGTCCCAGGGGGCCAAGTGCCCTAAGTGCCCTAGCGGTGCCCTAGATGTGCCCTGCTGCATCTCGCAACTCCTTGATATCGCTACCAAAGTGCCCTAAGTGCCCTAAATCTTGCGTTTGCTCTTGTCCTACATGAGAAAAATTTTGGAGCCGCCCCTCGTCCGGTTCCGGTTCCGAAATTTTTTTCCATGACGTGTACGGAAACGAGGGCTTTTAGGGCACTTAGGGCACTTTGTTAGTTGTTTCAGAGACTTACGGAGTGCCATAGCGTTTTTCTAGGGCCCATTAGGGCACACCCTAGACGCTCTTGAGGTGGCGACGACCGGTCAGTCCTGCGTTTCGCTCCTGAGGTACCGCGATTCGGAGTCCGGTCCGGGCGTGGACGCCGCCGCTGACCTTCGCATGCTCGAAGCCCGCGGTGGTCAGGCGTCGCCCGAACACTCGAAAGCCCTCTGCGCGCTCACCGATGCCTTGGCACCACTCGGCATAGGCCGCATAGAGCTTCGCCGACTGGTCGCGATAGCCGTCCCCCACCATGCAGCACTCGTCGAGCCACTGCTCGATGCGATCTTGCTCGAGCCGGTAGGTGCGCGTGGCCGCGTTGACCTCCCGCGGGCTCTGCAGTGTGGAGAGCCCCTGCGACCTGCGGCTGTGCCAGATGGCAGCGCCGCGCACGATCCAGCCCAGGATGGCCGGCAGCTCAGCCATGAGGCGAGGCTCCATCGTCACGTCGATGAGAAGGCCATCCTCTGGGCGTTGGGGGTCGTCCTCGCGCCAGTATTTGTTGGGCATCGGCAGGACACGAATGCGCCGCCAAATGGCATGTTCCGTGCCGTGGATTCGGGGTAGGTGGTTAGTGCCGAGCCAGAACTTGTGCGTTGGTGTGAATGTGAAAAAGTTGTTGTTCACGTAGCGCGCTGTCACCGGGTCCCCGCCGGTCAAGGCCTTCATCTTCGTCTCGTCGAGGTGGCCCTCTTCGGGGGTCTCGGAGCTGTAGGCGAACCGCACGCCCTTCACGGTCGTCAGCTCCGTCGGGTGGCGCTGGCCGCCTCGCTCGTCCGCCATGAGCAGGGTGCGAGGGGTTTGCCCGGCGTAGTCGCCCAGGGCGGCCTGGAGCACGCGGAAGAGCGTCGATTTGCCGTTGCTGCCAGGGCCCGGCACGAAGAAGAGGCACTGCTCTTCGGTGCAGCCCGTGATCGAGTAGCCCAGCGCCTCCTGGAGGAAGAAGCGCATGCTCTCACCCCCGTCGAACACGTCGTCCAGCCACGCCTCCCAGGTGGGGCAGGTGCCGGTGGTGTCCACCCGCGGGGCGAGCTTGGTGCAGAGGTCCTCGCGCCGGTGCGGGTGCGCCTCGCCCGTGCGCAGGTCGAAGGCGCCGTTCTCCGCGTTCAGAAGGAAGACGTTGGCGTCGAAGTCGGAGGCGTTCTTGGCGATACCCGGCTCCGACTTGAAGAGGTTGATCATGTCGCTGATGGAGCTGCTCGACGCCGAGCGCTTGGCGAAGTCCGCGATTTCTTTGGTGAGCGTTCCCGTGGATACGTTGCCCACCTTGCGGATGGACTCCAGGACGTGGTGAAGCGACTCCGACACCTGCTTGGCGATGTGGGTGGGCTCGTCCTTCTGCAGCACCCAGCGGCGCCCGTCGTAGATGGCCCAGGCGCCCATGTCGCGCACCCAGCGGATGTCTTGGCCTGCTAGCTCCCAGAGCCGCCGCGCGTTGCCCACGTCGGTCAACCACAGCTCCGCCGACAGCGGCTCCCGCGCCGGTTGTATCGCCACCGGACCCAGCCCGACGCGGGCTCTACCCACCTGCCGGAAGTCCTCTGGCACCAGCTTCACGTCGTTTTCTCCAACGGTCGTACCCATCCACTTGGCCTTGGTTTCGTTGCTCATTTGTACTTGCTCCTTCATGGCTCTGCGCAGCTCCGCCACGGTCAACCCTGACCCGGCAGTGTGTAGCGCACGAGCGGCTGTTACGAACGATGCCTCGTTGAGCTCCGCCAGCCGCGGGTAAAACCCGGCGAGCGTCGTCTCGAGGGCGCGGGGTGAGAAGTCCGCCTTGTTGGCGTCAGCCAGCAAGCCGGGAAGTGGGTCGATTGCAGCGCCCCCGCCGTCGTCCTCGCACGCGGACAGAGAGACCGGGGGCGGCGTGGGGGCTGGGGGGGCGCCCCGGGGCTGTGTCGCTTCCCGTGTCGCTTCCCGTGTCGCTTCCCGGGGCTGTGTCGCTTCCCGTGTCGCTTCCCGTGTCGCTTCCCGGGGCTGTGTCGCTTCCCGTGTCGCTTCCCGTGTCGCTTCCCGTGTCGCTTCCCGGGGCTGTGTCGCTTCCCGTGTCGCTTCCCGTGTCGCTTCCCGTGTCGCTTCCC